TCACTTCTGTATTAATTGTAAATATTGTTCGTTCTGTTCTTGAATAATATTTTGCTGCTCTTTAAGGGCTTCTACCAATACAGGAATCAAACCTAAATAATCAATAGCAAGATAACCATTGCTATCCTCTGATACCAGATCCGGAAATTCCTTTATTAATTCTTGGGCAATAAAACCATATTGTTTTTGATTGGATATTGTATCTTGCTTGTTCATCAGTTCAAGAGCTTTGCTTACATCCTTTTCTTTAATTTTACCAGACATAAGTAAACCTTGTAATTCTTTTTCTTTATCTACAATAGCTATACTTTTCTTATTATAGGATTTGCCTTGAAGAGATAGTATTTTATCTAAACAGACTTTACTATCTAATCTCATAATATTGTTTTTCAAACGGAAATCAGAAGTTGTTCTGTATGTTCCAGAAACACAAACGTCTCCAGCTACATCCAGCTTATAGGAAGGTTTCTTGCCTATACCGACATTGGTTTTGGAATCAATGAAAAGTTTATAGTTTCCCCAACCATTAAAAGGCCATGCCCTATACACATTTAAACCTCCTTCATAATTTTCAATACTCCATTCATCGCCAAAATATAAAGGAGTATATTTGTCTTGTCCTAATGTCAAGCCCTGATCGTCATATCTCAATTGGGCATTGGCCATTAAAGATATGCTACACATTAAACACACAAACAAAGTCTTTAGAATTGTTTTTCTCATTGTTAATAATTTTGATTGTTAATAGATTAAATAAAACTTATATACACAAAAGCCCTAAAGAAGTCTTTGAAAACTTCAATAGGGCTGACTTTTATTTTAGCAGGTTTGAAAGATCAACAACAGCGATTTTGCCATTACCGGCACGCAACACATCGCTTATAAATCCATAAGTATGAATAATATGTTCCAGAAAACTCTTCTCTGCTTCCTCTTCTATCTTCTTCAGAAACTCACTTCTCTTCAACAAAGTCTCATATTCCTGTTTTGAAATCGAAACCATATTCGATTTGGCATCGTCTTGTTTCTTATCCGAAGGTTCGCTTTTTGATTCAGAAACTAATCTGTCTTGAAGAGCGTATCCCAGCAAGAACCAAATCTTTTCCTCAATACGCTGAAGGCAGATACGTCTGCCGATTCTCTCATCGTAATTCTCCGGATCGACACAGGTTGTAGTCTCATGCAGAGTAAATCCGTTTTTCATTCTGACCGAAACATGAGTTACCGGCTTGCCCAACACTTCTTCAGTACGGCAAACCACTTCTTTCATGTTTGCCATCACTTCGTCTTTTGTAACTGTATTCATATTCAAAACTTCTGGTTTTAGTTATGTTGATGAAGAACCGGGACTCGAACCCGGACAAACAAGACCAAAACTTGTTGTGCTGCCATTACACCATTCTCCAGTTTTCTCCGGTCTATCCTCACGAACCGACCGGAGAGTCTTCATCACATTTTAATAACTATACAACTATTATCAACACTCTATATGGTTTGATGTGCGTCCTACCGGAATCGAACCGATAACCTGATCTTTAGGAAAGACCTGCTCTATCCTATTTGAGCTAAGGACGCTTTTGACATGCTGGGCGAAATGAAACGCTTTCCACTCCTATCGTGCCCTCCGGCCTTGTTGATACCGCATGTCAGAGTATCCGGATTCGTAGTGATTTTTTAAACTCCCTTCTACGATTGGAGCATCCACTGTTGTTAAACTAAAAATGAAAAACGCATAGTTAAGGTATTACCTTGTTACGGGGGACGGACTCGAACCGCCGACCTTCAGGTTATGAGCCTGACGAGCTACCAACTGCTACCACCCCATGATTTAAAAGCCAGCTATATTCTCACGAACCGGCTGGCTCAAAAAAATAATATGAAATTTGATGAGTATGTTATTGTGGTTTTGGTTAATTACCCCTTATTCCCAAAATCAGCAGGATTCTCACCCCATCTATCAGTATCCCAATGCCTGACCTCTATCGTTGAAACATCGTAGTTCATCACCTTCAAGAATATCTCGGCTTTTTGAAGGTCGAGGCATCTCTTTTTGGATGCTGTCTTCTTGTTTTTGAACCACGTGATAGCGGTTATGCTATCAGTATAAATAATTTTGGGCTGGAAATCGTTTTCTATCACATACTTTATTGCAGCCATAAGTCCCAAGAACTCTCCGATATTGGTTGTCTGGTTGCCTAAATTCTGATAGAACAATCTCTCTCCTGTGCTTAAATCTATAGCCTGATATTCCGTCACTCCGTTTTTCATCGAATGAGCGGCATCGGTGGCTATGCCAACTTTAGGATAATCCATTTCCAAATAGTTTATTGGGGACTGGTTTTGGTTAAACCTCAAAATCAAGCTTTGACATAATATCCATCAGCTTCCATTTGACGAATCGTTTCCAATCCTTTTTCTTTAAAATCTGTAATAACCAGTTCTTTGTTAGCTATATCTTCCCTTACCTCCAGTGCTTTCAATGCACCCTGCAAAGTCCGGCTTGAATCACTCTTGCCATCCAGCGGATCGAAAAATATTGTTTTGTTACCGAACTTAACCGATACCTTGTATACCGCCTTTGGTATAATACATTGGTCAATTTCTGCCTCGAATAAAACAGGAGAAGCCGATTTTACTACATAGCCTTTCTTGTTTTTCATTTCAGTCAAAATAACATTGTAAAGTACATTGGGCTTCAACGAATCTGTCAAATCCGAAGACAGAACTACAATTTTTTTCTTGCAATCCGAATCTTCACGTACACCTTTCAATCTATTGGCTTTGGTTACACTCACGAAACTAACAAGCTTGCCGGTTTCCTGAGAAGTGTAGAACTTTAGTTTTGTCTCTTGCGTCATACAACTTGCTTATCATCATCATAAATATATCAAATCTAAAATAAAACAATCACTTAATAAACTTGTATATTTGATTTTATGCTAAAATCATGATGCAAAAGTAAAACTAAAATTCTTTCACTCCAAATTATTTCTATTATTTTTTTCGCTTATTTTACTATCATATAAATATTTAATCCCATATACGTTCATCCTCAGAGAAATGACTAAACCGTTCATCTGTTTTTGATTGACGGGTCAATGAATATGTGCATTTCCAATAACGATATATACGATTATCTCCGGTATCTTCTCTTCTAATATCATCCCGATTGATCCATTGAATCCCCTGCAAAGTCCCCATACTGATCCACTTAGCACTTTTTTCACCGAACCATTTATTTTCGCCAACATATAAATCGTATTTCTCTTTGCCATTAATAAACACCTGATCCATTACCAAATCTTCGTCCAGAACATATTTCTTGGCAATATTGGTAAAATCATAAATATCAACATACAACAGGCTGTTATTGAAATGCTTCAATACATCTTCCGACATCTTATCGAAATTCTCCTGAATATGTTTTCGACTCTTGATTTCCTCCAGACGTTCAGGAGTGACCGGACGATTGGTTGCATACACTATCCTAAAACCACAGCCTATCGAATCGTTGACACTGGAATGAAAGCCGATACCGTATTTTGCCATGCTGTCTCCCCTATCAAGTGGGTCGGTATCATCACAACAATCCTTCATCAAACCGATCATGACAAGTAGAATAAAGAATAGCGGTTTAGCTATTAATAAAACCACATAAACAACATTTTCTTTCATCGAATTAATCTATTTATATTACAATGTACCATTTATTTCCGCAACTATACATTTATCGCACACACCCTTGTTCTTGGAAAATTTGTACTTGCTTATTTCCGATCCGCACTTGGAACAAACGCAAGATGTAGGCTTGATTTTATCGTAAATTATCGTCTCCACATGGTATCTTGAAATACCGTATTGTTCACCCAATGCTTCCATGATTTGTTTGCCTGTATACTTGTTCTCATCAAGAAGTTTTTTGTATTCATTCTTGATTAAAACAGCATGAATATTTACAACATTCAGGGCATCCATATCATTAAGGGAAACAAGATGCTCTACCGGAATATTGGAAATTTCCGCATACTTGTCCAAATCCTTATTCGTCAGTTTTTTCTTCTTCATTTTTCTTTTCTCCTTTCGCTGCTACTAAATATCCAATTAACTCTTCAAAACAACCTGCGGCTTCCTCCAGATTACCGGCTGCTTCAGAAATCTTTTCTCCCATTTCCGATAACTGTATGCCTTCAGGCAAGTTTTCATAAGCTCCACTTTCTTCATCTTTAAGGCTTTCTACCTCAGACATTAAACCTTCAAGCTGTTCAATGATCTCAGAAATTTCCTCTCGTCTCTTCTTGTTCATTTTTCATGCTGTTTTGAATTTTACCTTCGACAAATAATTGTCGTTTATATCTACGATGCTCACGGATTATCCTGGCTCGTTCTTTTCTGGATACATTATACCTTCCGTCCTTTCTCCTTTCCTTAAAAAGCTCATGTGCTCTCTGTAATCGTTCCGGATTAAGAACCATTGCTATCAAACTTCGGCTAACATTAAACATACTTGCCAGCTTTCTTTGGCTATGAACGGAAGTCTTGTATAAATATTTTATTTCCTCACGTTCATTATCCGTCAGTTTAACCCTGCGGTCATAAGAAGTGCCGGCTATTTTTATCTTATCACTTTTATACGGCATATCGTTTAATTTATTGTTTAAATTCTATATTTACACTAAGAAATATCATATCTTTGCCACATCATTTAAATACACAATAACATGGCACGTACAACTAACTATTCAAAAAAGATTGAGAAGATTAAATCCCAATTAGACGAACTGGGAGCGGTTATCAATTCTATCCAGAACAATTCCAATGATACAGAAAATCCATCACCAGCTATCAATATTAAAGCTCTGGATATTGATCTCGAAAAAGAATCCACCAAAGATTTAATGAAACTCCAGACAAGAATCGTAAGAATCATTAATCAAAGACTGAAGGAACAGAAATAAGGAAGATTAGCCGGCTTATTCTAATAGGCTGGCTTTCTCTTTTATGCCTATCAATTAAAAAGCGTGACCACCTAAGTAATCACGCTTTCAAATAAAAAATAATGTATAGTTAAGGAATTATATTGCTTATAAATATTATCACCACAAATAAATCTTTCTGGCAACATCCAGAGTTTTAAAAATACGGCTCATCTGTATCACTATTGGGTTTCTGGGGGGGTAACGCCTCGTTCTTTGCATCCTTCAAGATAACTATCTATTCCTCCTTCAAAATCCTTGCGAAGCTCGTCTACAGTATTACCTTCATAAAGAATCAAGACATTTTTACCCAATCCCTGCACCTTGCTAAACAGACAATCATCTTCCTTGCTATATTCAATCGAACCTTTATAGCCTTTGTACTCTAAATAATCCATAGTCCTTAAACATCTAATCCAATATAATGTTCAAAAATTACTTGTCATACACCCAGCACTATGCTTGCATCAATATTCAGTTTACGACTTATTTCACGGGCAACTTTTAATGTTGGCTCGCATTTTCCAGAGACATAATCACTCAAACGGGAAGGGCTAACACCAATCAATTTTGCAAGTGACTTTTGATTAAGTCCCATTTCAAACATGCGAAGTTTAAGTACATCTATAAGCGTGGGTTCGCCTAATGCGAAATGCTCTTCTGAATAATCAGCAACGAGATTAGATAGTAATTCCAACTCTATAAAGTTTTTATCATCTGGGGGAGTGTTGTTATTGACTACCTTTAATAGTTCTTCAACTCTCTCACAAACTACCTTATATTGTTTTTCTGTCTCGATCTTTGTCATAATACAATTAAACATTTATATATAAAGTGTTGTTCGCTATTACCATAAAACAATTTTACCAGCGTTTCCTAAATCAAGAGTTGCAGTGGTTATTCCAAGTGCTTTAAAAACTCTTCTCATTGAAGAAAGACCAAAACCCTTGCCTTTTTCAAATTTTGATATTTGCGCTTTCTTTACCCCAACACGCTTACCTAACTCTTCTTGGGTAAGATTCTGTTCCAGTCTAATTTTCTTGATAACCTCACCTATACGGTAAGTACACAGAGCTTCGTTTACATCCTCTTCAAATTTATCCTTCTGAAGAGTACCGACTTTACCAGTAAGATTCATTGTTTTCTTTTTCAATTACAAACCAAACATAGCAAGGTGTTCTTTTGTTTCGTTAGGACTTTCTTTGACGGTTTCCATTATAAGATTGACATCATCCAAAGAAAAAACGCCAAGAAACTGCCACTTCCCAAACTTTTCAATACTCGCCGTTTTCAGTTTGGAACAATCAACAAATGAATCATGTTCCAAAAAACTATATTTGCTGCATTTTATCGGCATGTGCCAATCTTTCATAGACTGCGGTATATTCGGATTGATAGTGGAATTTATAATCACTCCACCATAGGCATTGCCTTCGCTGTCAAAACCTATCACGATGAAAAATTTGTTGCGTGAACTGTCACCTGCTTTAGGTTTTATACCGTTCCTTTCATCCATTTTAATGCGATAAACATTGCCTATCTTTATTGAATCTTTGGCAATAGCTTTTGCACTGTTTTCATCAAGTATATCAAACAATTTTGTCATGTCAGTTCTTCTTCAAGTTCCAACTGCTCTTTTACATACTCGATTACAGACGCATCAGCATCCATGACTTCAAGCATGGTTATGGGGGAAATGATATTGGTTCCATTTACCTTGTGATACGCCTCGTACCAAGCTTTATCATGCGACTTCTGCTTCAACTGACCAAAGGTAAGATGGGCATTTTCCGCAATAGATTCATCAAGAGCTTCAACTTCTGATTTGGATATATAATTCATATTCGCTGGAGATTCTGGAAGCAATACATTAGGAGCATCATTTCCAGCGAATTTTGTATTATTTTTTAACAAATCAGCTAAAGAAGTGTCCTTCGCATTTTTCCCTTTTACAGCATCATATAGCATGGTAGGCACAGGGCCATAATCAAGCGCGCATAAATCATCTGATAATATACGATGCCCCCACTTTGCCAAATGTTTCATTTCAGCAAAATATATGATCTTAAACACGTGGTAAAAATCAATACCACCAGTTTTATTAAGAATATACAATACAACTTCTATTATTTTCTGCTGTTCAAACTTATTCATAAATACATAATTACATATGTGTACAAAGATACTAAGTTTCTGAAACTTTTTCTATTTTCATAATCCTTTATTTATCTTGTTTAACTTCAATTTATCAGCCCTTTTCTTTAAACTGCCAGCCGGTTCATCAAAGGCTTCATTGATCAAATCACAATCTTTAGACGATTTGATTGCATCAGATACTCTCTCTGACTCAATGAGAAGGTTTGCGTTTTCTGCAAATACCTCCAACGCCAATATCTTTGCTTCTCTTTTATTCATAGTTCCACAAATATTGATTGCTTACCATATCCATATCTTATTGACATATAATGTATTGCCTACAATATCTTTGTATCGGAAAAATAAGGGTCTGTATATAAGTAATCACAATCCTCAAATATCTGGCATTCTTCATCATACCGTTCTCTGTCTTTCAATTCAGGATTGTAAACCCGTACTTCAGACAAACATTCAAAACCGGTTCCTGCAAATTCATTACAGCATTTGGATAAATATTCTTTTGCCTCAGTGTCAGAATAAGTTATATTATCCGCTCCACTCTCGCCATTAATTGTGAATGACGTAATAAACATAGGTAGATTACCTTTTTTCCATAATTCAAAATTCGATCTCATAGTTCTGTTTCATGTTGTTTGTCATTATTTACAACTTTCACTTCTTCGCTCCACAAACGTCTCTTATATATCGGAGTGATGCCGATCAGAATACCACTATCTTTGCCCCAATACTGAAGTGTTTTGGACTCAATTTTATGATGCAATTCTTGTATTCCTCCTTTGTTTCTGTCATAAGGAGAAAAATCAGATAACTTTACCGTTTTCATTTTTCTGGATTTTCAGCAGTTCCTAAAAGATATTCATTGCCCTCAAAAGGAATGCAATAAACATACACCCTTCCATTCAAGCATTCATATTTAGTCTCCCCATCCTGATCGTCTGTAATTGTTCTTATGAATAAACTGGCCTCCCAATTGTCGTCCTCATAATATTTTGCTAACACTTTGTCAAACGACTTAAACTCATATTTCGGCTTTTCTTCAATCCCGAAGAAGCGTTTTAGATATATTTTAGCTTTTGGCTCCTTGCTTGCCTTTAATGCGTCAACCAACTTTTGTCTTTCGGACTCAGTGGCAAATCTGTATTTTTCTATGTGATTTCCCCAAGCACATAGACCATCTTCCATATCAAGATTACCGTCTATATCTAAAGAGGCATACAAAGATGTTAGGTATTTTCCATGTGTATTTAAGATAAAGATACAACTACCATCTTCATTACTTAACACATCCCCATCCTCAAATGTCGTATATTCTGGAACCATAAGTTCAAGTCTGTAATTTTTAGAGCCACATCCATTAAAAGAGAACCAATCCGATATTATACCGTGATCAGTATGAACCACTCCCAGAATTGGATATATCCCATCTTCTTTATAATACACAAACTCTACTCTAAACTTTCTGCCGGATGTCACTATTGTTCCATTATATTCACCATTGTTGATTTTCTTCGCCAATTCCAAGTCAAATGGTATTGTTGTCATATTCTGTTCCATGATCTTGTTTGTATTTATTTGGTTTTTATCCTTCTTTTTATAAGGATGAGCACTTACGCCCATCCCAGTTGTTTCGCAATACTTTCCATCTCACTATATGCAATCCGGTGGCATCCGGCAGTCAGCATATCGTTTTCATAACGATTGAACGCCCATCTGTGACCGGTTACATCCAATGCCAAATCGTGCTGGAACTGACCGCCATTATGGAAGACCTTAATCAATCTCCAAAGTCTTTCAGCTTCAGTTAGTTCTACTTTGATACCCTTACTGGTTTCGATTTTTCCATTCTTAATACGCAACCATACGTTCGGCTGATCATTCTCAGACCAACAATAATAACTCAACTGGGAAATCTCGCCAGACTTCCACATTTGTATCCGTTCTTCCAATGCTTTGTTACGGGCCTCTTCCTCTTTCCTTGCCTTTTCAAGGGCTATCGCCTCTCTCTTTTCATAACCTTCTGCCCATCTTTGGCATCTGATCGTATATTTAGCCCATGTTCCTTCACCACAAACTTCATCCACAACCACATTAACGGTTCCAAGGACTTCCAGTGCTTGATGATTCAACAAGATCTGGAAAACACGTTTCAATTCACGGACATGTTCACGTTTAATTTTATCTGATTTCCGTGATAATTTATGGTTAGTTCCAAGCCATTCGTTTGCGCTCTTTTTAAGAAGACGCTGGGGAGTCCCCATATCGAAGAACTCAATATAACCCATCAGATTTTTAAAAGCTCCCCAAACATTCTGATAAGGTAATTCAGTTCTGGCTCGCTTGTGTTTTTCAATAGCATCTTTAATGGATTCCAACCTACTGGTAACAAAGGCCATGTTACCGGTATTTGACATATTATATCCAACAGAGAACACCTTTGAGCCAGTTGGTATTGCGTCACAAACACAACATTGATGTTTGCTTGTGGAAGAGGAACGATATATGTCATTAATCAAATACGCCTTTTCTCCACGCTTGTTTCGCACGATTCTTCCAACCTCAAAATGACTTCCATAGGAGTAAATACTTTCACCTTCAAAATAGAAGTTACTACCATTTGCAAATTCTTTCATTTCGTTTGCCCACAAGTGAGCGACCATAGAGTTGTTCATATAAGTAAGTTTTTAGTTATTTAATCGAATAGTATTAATGAAGACTTAGGGGGTGAATATTTATCCATAATTCATGTCACCTCCTGATAAAAAGAAAGCCGACAGAAACAATTTTCTATCAGCCAAACCAATTAATTTGTAAGATTTTATTACCGCTTGTTACTAAGGGTTGTACGGTTTTCTTTGTTCATATTTTTCAATGCGTTCGGTTATCATATCGCAGAAGACTTGCCCTTCTTTTTCGGAACCTCTGAAGTAACCAATCATCTTCAGGATATTCCCGTTAAACTCATGGACAAACTTGTTGTAATAATGTTCCCCCATAACTTTCCCGTATTTTTCCATGAACAAATCCTTGTCCAGTGATTCATCCTTAAAGCAGCGGTTGTAATCCCATCTTACGATACGAAACAATGTTTCAAAATTCAATCTTTCCATATCCTATGTTTTATTTAAGCTCAAACCTAATGTCTTCCGGCAACTGAGAGCGGTCTACCTTATTCACAAAATCATCAAACTCTTCCTGTGTGATTTTTTCTCCATAACCGCTCCAGTTGAAAGACAAAGTGTTCGTGTGAGAATAATATATAACATTATCGGTAGACAACCCATAATCAAACACACAGAGCATTATCTTCTTTTCTGTTTCTGCTTGTCTGATTTTCTTATCGTATCGCTCACAAATTTCAGCACGCTTTTTCAACATCTTTGCCTTATGAGCCTCTTCCCTACGTTTTTCGATATTTTCTGCGGAATAATACCCGGCTTTAATGCGCTCTTCAATAAGCAAACGTTCCTCGTCCGTTAATGTCAAAGTAAACCTTTCTTTTTCCGGCGTATACGGATTTACCCATTTCTTGCCACACAGGTTTTCAAGTTCAACAAGAAGCTCGTCTGATTCACGTTTCCATCTATCCACAATCCCCAGATTGAAAAGCAGATACTTGAAATACATCTTATCCTCAGAGGCTTTATATAATTCTACGCATTCTTGTTCTGATATACGCAAATACTCCATTGCCACAGACATACCACTTCTTCTAACGTGATATATGCCATTTTCCACCGGATACATAGGAGCACCATAATGGTTACAAAGATGCAACGATATGAATTTCGCCAATTCCGGAAAATGTTTTGCAACTTCATCGTGGCAGCAGCCTCCCATATACTCCCCATACGTTCCATATTGATTTTTCTGTCTAATATCGGCCGTTACGCTCCAGTCACACATATTGTTATGACAATCATCATCTAAAGATACCGTGACTGTTATTCTGTATTCTTCTTTGTTTTCTGTAAAGAATTTTGTACTTAAATAAGTTAGTTTGTTTGTAGTTTCCATATAATTTTGATTTAAAATTTTACTCCCATTCTGTATAATAACTCTGGTCATTACTCTCATATTCTTCTGCCCATTCTTCGTCCGTAAAATCTGTGTGCAAGCATTCGTCACTGCAATAATAGGCTGCTCCTGCATCTATACAGTAGCCCTTACGCATCAGTCTGCCACACTTAGAGCATCGTCTACAAGTCCTGTCAGTATCCCACCAGTAGTCCGCAAAAGACTCTGCCACTACATCCTCGCTTGTCTTCTCATCCCATTCGTCAAGATAGAACGTTGCAAACTCGTTCAATTCCTGCTCATTAAAAAGTTCCTTGTCTGTGCCACTTACCCCCTTGGTCAGCCGGCTTAAAATTGATTCAATTGTCGTCATAGTTTAAATTTTATGAAAAATAAAATCTGCACACTCTCCAGAAAGTGTTCCTGCGTCATTGCAATGGTAGAATCCTTGTGTTTCCCAGTCCACATCCACCGCATAACCTTCTGCATTTTTCAAAAAAGCATCTATTTCCTGTATTTCTTCTTCAGACAGTCCTGAATAATCATCGTTTATCAGAGCGCAAGCCCAATAAACCGGAAGCCTGTATCTTATCACTTCTATACTCATAGTTTCACCAGTCTGCAATGACAATCTTCAAATACAGGAACCATACCCTGTCCCCTAAAATAAGCAGTAGCTAACTTAAAAGCGTACAAGGGATTCACTTTCTCGATTTCCTGCGATGATTTTTGGAAAGATAACGGTTGACATATATAGAAATTTTCATTGCCAAGACTCCCAAAAAGCCAATCCATACTACCTTCATCACAATTAGTGCCACCCAGTATTATTAAATCACATCCGGTCTTCCGGGTTCCCAAAATAAATGCCTTGTTCCGGTTTTCAGGAAGCATAAATATTTCCTGATCAATAAGGAACCAGTCACTCTGGCAGCTTTCCACATCCCTGAGAACGATTTCACCAATCTTATAGGCATATTCTTCTTGTGTTTTCATGCTATTTCGTTTAATTGTCCAACATATACGTCTCCATTTTTATAATAAAGGCGGTCTTCATATTGATTGTTATGCAATTCCTCTCGTAACGCACTCTCATCGTCAGCCCAATATTCATATTCTTCCATATATTTTATACGCAGACTGAGGCAAACTTCCTTTGCTGTGTAAGTCCGGTAACTGTTTCCGAATATCTCTTCCGCTCCATAATAGGAAACCAAATCATATATTCTTGTAGCGACCGGACGAAGCAACCAGTCATTCCAAGTATCACCGACATAGGAACAAAACGACTTCAAATCATCTTTTGCCCAACCTGTCAAAAACATCTCACGCATATCTTCCTCGCTTATCCAACTGTATGAAAACTTGTTTGGTTCATAAGGATTACGGTATATACATTGCCAGCTTTTTTCTTTGGTAATATATCTCACCAATAACCCATACTCAAAAAGGCTGGTAACTTTGTCACAATCCGTACCATGCCACACGGTTCTATCAAATTTCTTTGTTGCCATATTCAATCCTCCATTTTTAGTTTGCACCACTCACATCCTCGTCACCCGGCAGATAATCTATGATGTACGACAAGTGTCCGGCGAATACATCGTTCGGTTCAAATTCTACTACTTCTCTGCTTTCTTTGTCTCTTCCCTTTATTTTAAGCACATTGTTCACAATTTGAACTTCATATATCTCCACATCTGTCGGATTCAGAGATATACTATCCATGTTTACTGCTATGATTGGATATTCGGCTTCACCATCATATATATCCCATATATAGCAACCACCGACAGATTTGATGGCTGCTTTTAATTCACATTGTTCCTGTAACTTGATTTCTTCTATCAGTTTGTAAAAATCGGTATGTTTCATGATTATTCATTTTTCAGTGTTATACATCAAATCTTCTGCCACTCCGTTCGGACATCGTTCATCAAACCAATGCCAAATATCAAAGCGATAAGTGCCAGCAGGAAAACATAGGAAATCTTCTTCAATTTCATCGTCGTTATTAATTGGGATTTCAGAAAACTTATCCCATAGCTCCATAAGATTCATCAAGCGGACATTGGTGTCACACACATTGCAGAAATTGCTGTCTTCATCACGCCTACCGCCAATATATTCCTCGATGCGGTTATCTATATTATTGACCCACGCCATTGAACTTGTGTTACTTGAACCACAATTAGAACAATAATAAACAGTTTCTATAGACTTTTCCATAATCATTGTTTTTAATTCAACCAAAAGACTCTTCAGTCATATCCAAATTCACATTAATATTCTCGCCACTCATCCACTGAACATTATCAAGGTCATATTGGCAATGCTCAGTGAGGAACGCTTCAATGTCCCCACCAAAGTTTTCGTCAATAAACGATTTGTCCACTGTGATAATATCGACATCCAAGACATCGAGACACAATACGGCAATTTTAATTTTTTCTTCCATGGTTATCTGATTTATCAATAAAACTTCCAAAAATCCGTCACTATAAAATCTTCCCCACCAAATTCTGCAAGGGATTTCAATTCTTCCAATCCGTTGCAATAGAAAAAGATTGTATCATCCGTGGCTTCATCCACATTCTGTGATAATTTGATTCTCACTCTCTCGTCTTTCCCGTCTTCTTTCCAGACTATTTGGCATTCCGCATAATCCGGCTTTTTCTTCCGAACTTTACAAAACTGCCGATATTTGTTTTCCATATCGCATTTAACACCCTCTGTATCTGTCAGCATTGATTCATCCTTACAATTATTACAATACCCATACATAAAGGCTCCATCATGATAACTTACCACTTTTTCGGTATTCGGGTTAACAAGGGCTTCACACAAAACATCCGTGCTGCCACATTTTGTACATATTACTGCCATAATATTGGTTATTTGTTATTCTACATCGGTTATTTCATACTCTGCTACTTCCAACACATCCTGCACTATTTCCGGATAGTCAGTCGTATCTAACGAAGCATCTTGAACGTATGCTTCCGCTAATTTCTTGGCTTCTTCAAACGATTCGGCTTGTATATATAAGTCAAGCGTCAATGAAAACGGGTATAACATAGCTAATCGGTTATTCTGTAATAATAATCAAGTTCTTCTCCCTTAAAATTGTTCATGGCATACTCGTCAGCTTCTCGCCACAACCGGTCATACAATGCAGCCAGTTCACGATTGCTTTCATAATTCTGCCAGATTTTATGATTCAATACCAGCGTCAATTCTGTAAAGAACTTATAATCGTCTTTCCATTCGCTGAACGCACGTTTGTAGGTATCTTTGACACCTGCTATACCATACTTGTCGGCTATGCTGAAATCTTCCCAAAAGGTAGTTATCAGGTCATAGCCGTTCTCCTGCATAAATTCTCGAAATGTCATAAGCTATTGTTTTTTAATCAATCCAATTCGTTATCTGTCGAGATAAATTCCACGGCATAGTATTATTCTTTTGAAAATACTCCCACTCGATTTTATCCTCAAAGCCGGGACAATGATGCTTGACGTAAGCATAAAACTCATCATGCTTCTGTTTTGCAAAATCATCCTCTTCTTTATCCAGCATGACAATTTTTGGTTTGTTTGCCTCCCGACATTGTTCTGCGGTCTGATAGAATTGCCGGAAGTGTTCGGCATAATACTCGTTTCCGCTATAATCAACGAAGGTAACTTCACCTCCATAAATTTTGCAAATCCTTAAAAGTTCCCGTGTTGCTCTCTTTACCGGTCTTGAACCATCCCATAGCCAACCACAGAACTGTATGCCATCCCAGACAAGATACGGTAAGTATTTTAAAGAGAAAAGCTCTATATTCAACACCTCATATTGTACAGGATTAGTTTCTTGTGCTGCATCTTCAGCGGTTTTGTATATGGGCATACTTACCTTAAATTTTTCCTCTCCCAATTTGATGCCAAACCAAAAGATATGTTCGGTATCCACGTTGTTTCCACAAATACCGGTATCTTTTATTCTCATGCCACGATATTCCGCTTCACAAATCACTCCGTTTCTGTGCATAAATACCCTTGTTCCAAAAGGGAACGGGTAAACTGATACTTTTCTTTCCATATTGTTCTTGTTTATAGATTAAGATTTTGACTGATTATTTATTCCGGCAACGACAAGAATGTTTCAAGGTCGTTATGTGTTGTGCCTTTATAGTTCTTTTCCCATGTTTCACGGACGCTTCCATTATGGTAAAACTCAAACCTATAAGTAAACATACCTTTCTCGATTCTTCCACAATTATTGCCGTTCCATATCACTTCAAGCCCTGTTTCTTCCAGACGCTTCTTAAAGGTTGCAATACGTTCGTCACGGATACGCACAAACTCTGCTTTATCCGCTTCCACAGTATCGAGATAATCGAACCATTGCTGGAGGCGTTTTTCGGTTGCTTTGCCGACTTTATTGGGAGCTTCCAACTCGCTGTCGAATCCATCAACGTGCATTTCGTTCAACAAACGGAGATTGAACGTTGTATCTCTGTATGAACCTGATATATAATACAACACTCCCGTTTTTATGTTTTCCAATGCCCAAAACGCAACTTCATGATGCCACATTGGAGGGTTGTCTGTCATTTTACCAAGTTCATATGAATAGCTGTTTGCAGCGTATTTTTCTATCTTACACACTGTAACAAGACGGGTAAAACCGCTTACCTCCAGACCGGTATAGCGTTTTGCCCGGTTATCATAATCGTACACATTTTTCACTCTGAGAAAATCATCACCGCACTCTGAACGGTGCTCGTTCCAAAACTTTTGCAGGTCTTCTGCCTTCAAATACATACTTTCCATAATTCTATATTTAAATTGTTATTATCGAATAGATAAGGCTGGGAGTGAATTGTTGCTCACCAAACCATTTTTACCACACATTAACCACATGTAATACATGATAGCTTGCATCACCTAATACAAGGATAACACAAGCGCATAGCTCGTCCAGTTAAGTACGATTTAAAAGCCCCTGACTTACTATGCGGATTGTGTTATTAAAGTAGGTAGGATAATGCGTGTCTCACGACACAATGCAGTTAATGAAGTGCAGATGCAACGGGAATCGAACCCGTATAGCTGGAGGGACACCCCAATTTATCACCATGCAAGCACCTATGAAAAAAGCACCCACAGAAATTTTGTGAGTGCTTTTACAGATTGATTGGATTTCGAGAACTATTTCTTCTCTATCTTATTACCATCTTTGTCGTAACCATAGAATTTACGCCCCCACGGACTTTTGACGAAGATAGCAACCGCCATAATAGCAGCAAACATCATTAATAAATAAATTGTCGCATTCATTCTTTGCCTCCTTTGCTAAAATCTTTGATAAACCCTAACCCTAATGCAAGTAACACCATTGATACCGCAACGGCTGTTACTATATACAACGACATATTACTATTATCAGCAAACAACACAGATAACAAAATAGTCGTGAAAACATACTTGGAAACATCTATCATATATTTGCCAAGTTCTTTAAACATTTCGTCCATACAAATGTAAAGTTTTTATTGTTAAACATCAAATTCCACGGCGAAATTATACAAATTCGCTTGTGTTTGTGCATATCAGTTCCCCGACAAACTGAAGCACGCCACACTCCTACATATCAGTGATATATACAGGCATTCGTGATATGCAGATACGCTTCAATCCTCTTTATCCATGAAGTTTTTTACGTCTTCATAGTCTGTGCCTGATACAAACAGTATTGCAATAAAGATAAATATCATTACTATAAACATACTTTATCCTTTCTTTTAGATTATTATACATTAAAATTCAAAATATACAATCACGCTTTTATCCCCACGGCAAAAATGTTCGTTGTTCACGTCATTGAAATCATAATACGAATAACGCTTCAAAGAACGTTCGTATTCGCCCCTAACATACACTTTGCCGTTTGGGCGCAACCGGAAGAAGTCACCCACCTTTAGCTGTTTTATTGTCTTCATAAGCTACAAATTTTAAGTTGTTATACATTTGCGCATACCAACACCCCAACACGTTGGGGTACATCACACCCGTAACACGAATGTTTGTAGTATGCAGGTAGACACAATAAGGGTGCAGTTATCCATACAGATACATTGCACCCTTATATAAGATATACATTCCCGACACTTTTTCTGTGTTGCACCGACTCATATATTACGCCGCTTTTTCTTCTTTTTTCACATTATCTATATCTGCAAACACTTCGTCAAAATTTAGGCGAAACTTTAGTGCATCGAAAGATGCTTTGGTAGCTGCGTGTATTTTCTTTTTAAAATCACGTGCAGCACATTCAAGGTCTTTCTTTGTGGGCACTAAACCAATGCGAACCCACACACTTCCCTCAATATCCCATCTTTTTGACAACTTACCGTCATTGGTACGTACTATAATTTCAGATGGAGTTTTGCTGCACAATTTAGACGCAATGCCGCCATTATTTTCACGCAATCCGGCTTCCACTGCCTTAACATTCCAAAATGTAGCTACCACGTTTTTCCACACACGAAAAATCTCGTCTTGTGTTCCATCTTTGGGCGTATATTCATTTCCGGCAAAGTTTAGCCCGGAAAAATGTGTTTCTCCATCACGATTAACACTTTTATACACCAAAGTTACACCTACTAACATATCGGCATTTAAGTTCTCAAATTGTACACGATTAAATTTGCTAATTGTTCCCATATTCTTATTTTTTAGGGGTAATCTGCAATAGCGCATTGTGGGCAATCAAGGAATCGAACCTCAATCTACCACCAAAATAGAAACGCACCACGGGAATACGGTTATTTCCGTTTGCGTTAAAGCCCAAAAAGAGTGTATTGGATATTTGCCTATCTAATACACTCTGTGCACAATTTTTTTGCCCGTCACTAACAGCGCAACGAAGCCGTGCGCTTTGTGTATGAGTGCTCACCAACTGCAACCAAACCAATTGAGTTGCAGCTTTTTACATACGCTTTTGCTATGTGGTAGGTAATTTCCATCGTTACCGTTAAAGCACACTTTTGGCATACACTTTTCACTGTTAGAGTTGCGTTGCGTTGGTGATTACGGGCAGCACAAGGGCACACCCCTTTCTCATTTCGCATTGTGGGCAGATTTTCACACACTTAGGCAAACATCCGTTTTTCGGTATGCAGTTGGCAACTGGGCACAACTATGGCACAAAGTTCACCTCTCTTTTTCCTCACGTCCACACTAGTGAGGGTATAATTTATGCACATTCTGTGCATACTACGCGCTTGTTACGTACAACTTGCTAAACTCATAACGCTATCGCAGCGGTTGCGTAGTTTTAATGTATGGACACACCTAAGGCTAATGACGATGTACATAACCCTTTTTAATAACTGAGCATTACAGTTAGGTGCATTCTTTCCCCGTTCACAAAACATCCCGTTTTGTGTCTAGGCGTACGCTTTTGCTTTCGCTTTCGTACTCCGTTGTTTTTTTGTTTTCGTTCTTTCTGTTTTTTTTCGCTTTCGTTTTTTATGTTTATTGTTTGATTATTGCTTATTGTTTAACTTTCATATTATTTTTTTATTTCGTTATTAATTTTGTTTTTGTTTCGCTTTCGATTTCGTTTGCCTTAATCGAACAACTCTAATATAATATCGAAAAACATACTTTTCCAAATTTTTCGATAACTTTTTTTATCTGGTTGCTTTTCCCTTTCTTTTTATATATGTATATAAGGACTATATTAACATTTTAGATTTTATATTTAATTGATTATTAGTTACTTACTCTTTAAATGTTAATTTTTATTTTTCACTTTTTCCTCAAAATAACCGGTTTTATTCATTTGTAAAACTGAAAGTTATTTTATATTGTTATTAAACAACTATATATCAATATATTACAATTATCAATTTAAAAATATAGTTACAAACTAACAATACTATTTTTATATTTGCTTTCAATTTATTACTATGAATAAAGAAAAACCGCTTAAAAAGTCTTATTTTGATAAAAAAAGACATTTTAATCTATTATATCATATTGATTATCAATGCAGTAACAATTTTAAAAAGAATGAAGTGGGTACTTTGGCTGGTGCGGATTCAATATTTGTAGTAAACCCAAATTTTCAAGTCCCGTTTTTAGCATATATTAAATCACTATAGTTATAAAATAACTATTATATATAAAGGGACATTTTTTCCGGAACCCCATTTTTCAAGTCTCGTTTTTTGGGGAGAAAAATACAACTGATATTGCCTCTCCCTCCAGCTTATCCATAAATCAATATACCTCCCTGAACCCCTTTTTATCCATCAGAATAAAAACGAGTCATTTTAAAGCCCTGTATCGCATTTTATTATCTCGATAACACAAACATACCAGCAAACCATAGAAAGTCCGTATACGCCAAAACAAAGGCTATTTGGGGATATTTGATAGAAGGAACTGGGAAAATGATTTTTGAACCCCGATTTTTTTACTTATTTGTTCAGTTTTGGCGAGATTTTGGCTAAAAACTTACAAAAACCGGATTTTTAAGACATTTTGGGCTGTTATAAGAGCAAAAAATCTAACTTTGCCAGACAAAAACTTGATAACTGTGAGAACGAACCAAGAAATAAAAGACTATCTGAAATTCGTTGTTCCGAGCGATGAAGGAAACGAGTACGCCATTATCCAGTATTGCCTTTCCAACTTTGACTTGAAGATAAAATTCAAGAAGCTGGAACCGGATGGTCATGCTCCTACCGTCACATTTGAACAATTCAGAAAATGGATTGAAAGGGAATATATATCTGCCAATTCATTCATCGCTATAATTTCCGGCCCGTACTCCGGCGTAACCGGAATCATCTCATCAGTCAAAAACGATTCCCTGATACTGGGAGCAGCCCTTATGAAAACCGGGGACTTGGTTACGGATAAAATCTCAATCCCGTTCAAATCGGAAATCAGACAGGCAACCGAAGAGGAACAAGAAAACATCCTCCATTCCCTTTCGCTTGAAGGACTGGAGTGGAATAACGATTTTAATCGTGTTACAGAGCGTTTCGTTCCCCGTGAGTGCAATTATATTAGATTCAGGTCAAAAGTGTCCGAAAAGGGCGGAATCGGCGTTTTTCGGGCATTCTCTGAGGACGGGTGTGTTATCATGTATTGTGTCAAGCTGGAAAACGAACCGATGAGACATTCTTTAAAGGACAATATCGGAAGGCAGGAAGAATACGACTTCTTTGTGGCCACGGAGATAGAGAGGAAAAATTTCAAGATAGAACTGGCAAAATCCGGAAAGGCTTGGAACGGATACCTCAAACGAATCGAACCAATTGACTTCAGAGTCAACAAAGGCGAATATTACTATTTCATCAACGACAAGTTTTCCCCCTCCAGGGCACAGGATTCTTACAGTACACAAGATAAGCTGAAGTTCAACAGTGGAAATTATTTCAGGTCGCTGGAAGAAATCGAAGAAATGATCGACCATATAAGCGAATTTAGAAAGGAACAGCTTGCGAGACCGAGAAAGAAGGATTAGGAGAACTGAGAAGGGGGAATTGCAACACAACCCCTTGACTGAATCTCAAAACTTCAAATCGGACAAAAGGCCGGGGTGTGAGAGCTTTGTTTCTCCACCCCTTACTTTTCCGGCAGATTCCTTACCTGCACCTTCCCTTTCTGCTTGTGGTCGTACTTGTCCAGATAAACCCATATTCCCCGGAATGGCTCGAATCCGCTGCCGTAAAGCTTGTAGCGGTCTATAATCACGTCCAATAGCTGAGAGATAGTATCCCAGTCTTCCATGTCACCGTTCTTGTACCCCATGTCGGAAAGGAGTTTCGGTATTATCTCTATGGCTTGGCAATCCCGGTTCTCTCCTATCGAAATTCTGGGAAATCTATATCTCTCCAGTTTCTTGTAAAAGGGGTTCTCTTGTTTTCGGGCATTTTCAGCCTCTTCTCGGAACTTTAATTGGATTTCGATCATCTTACCGCCATCATTGCAAATCGTCTCACCACGGGCTTTATTTTGGCTTCTAAACCAGAGTTTCGTTTCTTTGTCCATCTGAAGTTCCGGAAACATGAAGGAAAGAAGCTGGGGATTGTCGTATTGCACCCTTCCTATCCTCAGAAGTTCCAAATCTCTCATGTACTCCACTACGAACTGGCGCATCTCGTCCAATGTCACTTTTTCATCGACTGGGAAAGACTCTCTGAAATCCTCCTTTATCATCTCTATCTTTTCATCGTCTGAGAGTGAGATTAAGCTTTCATCGTAATTTTCGGAAACTGGGAGTGACATGAACTCTTCCCTTATCTCTTCCTCGGTTTTCTCTTTCCATTCCGAATAGTGGATTCCTACCCTGCATCCTCTGCTTTCAAAATACGGAAACAGATCTTCTATTTCCAATCTGGAGAGTTCTTCATCGTGTGAGAAATAATCTTCTTTCAATTCACTGAAGGTTTTCTTCAATTCCATCCATTTAGGGGTATCTCCTTCAGGGTACTCTTCCATCATGTCCCGGATAAGCATGTCGATGAATTTTTGATTTGGACTGGGAGTTTGGGAAACCTCGGATTGAACCGTTTCTTCTTCCTCTTTTTTGAAGCTGAGGATTGAAGGAGCGTCCGAATCCTTTTTTTCTGTTTTTTCAAAGCTGGAAGTGAAGGGGCTGCTTGAATCTTTTTCTTCAAAGCTGGGTGTTTGGGCTTGAACCTCGAATTGAAGATTTTTGGTTTCTCCTTCCCCCACACCCCTATCCTTATCCTTTGTAAAAAAGCTTACTTCGTAACCTTTTTTATTAAGCTTTTTAATATCTTCTTTTATCTCTTTATTTAACTCTTTAAACTCTTCTTTAAAATATTCTTTTAAGCTTATTATAATATTATTATATATATATTCTATACTATTGTCGGATTCAGACAAGGTTTTTATGTTTTTCGGCAAAACCATGTCGGATTCAGACAAGGTTTGGGGTGTTTGAACCTTATTTTCACAAAAGCTTGTCGGATTCAGACAAGGTTTGGATAAAAGTATGTCGGATTCAGACAAGGTTACATCTTTTTCTCCATTATACCATGTCGGTTTTAGACAAGGTTCATTAGAAAGTTTGTCTGATTCGGACATATAACTTTGCCTGATGGCCAAAAGGGTGCTTATAGTCACATCCAAATCACGGACAGGGTTGTCGGATTCAGACAACACCCCCATAAACCTTGTCTGATTTGGACAAGGTTCAGTTAAAAGCGTGTCTGCTTCAGACAAGGTTTCCGAAAAGTATGTCGGATTCAGACAAGGTTTTGATAAAAGTTTGTCTGAAACAGACAAGGTTGATTGTTTTGAGAACTTTTTGGTTTTTGCCAACTCACCCAGCTCTTCTTCTGAAATCTCACCCAACGTTCTATGTTTTTCTATGAAGTTTTCATCACAAAATTTCGATAAAGCTGCACGATTGTTTGTCGTATCCAAAATCCTTAAAGCAATGTGGTACGCTTCCAAATTCAAAGAATACTCTTTCTTGCAACCAGCATTATTGTCGGTCATAGACAAAATACCCATATTGCTTAAACGAGTAACACATTTGACAAAGGCTTCGTTTCCTATCTTCATTGATTTTTGAAAATAAGTACGGCTCCATGTTGAGCTATATCCCATATCCTTATAAAACTTCTGATCCAATAATAAAACCAGAAAAGCAACCTCAGTTGCACTTAACATGCAACCGAGGTTTGGATGAATCTTTACGAATCTTGTATTGTTCATGGCTCCCATTATGCTTTATGCGTTTTTGATTTTATCATTCACATAAAAACACACGACCTTTTTGTTGACCATCGGGCGATAGGTTGTATACCCCAGTGATTTGGCATATCTTCCGACTGCGGTCTTACTGGGGATTTTAGTTGTATTCTCTACCATGTGTTGTTCCATTTCCTCGAAAGTCATTCTTCGTTTCAGTTCCATATTATACGATTTTAAATTATGTTGTTTATAAAAGATTAGTAGTGTTCATTTCAGTTGGTTTATGAATGAGATGGAAAATCTCATCATTAACATTCTTTACCCATTCGCCTTGTCCAGTTCAGCAATCTGCTTCTGTATCTCGTTCATATTGTCCTGAATGATCTTACAGCTCTCATATTGCTCATGCTCTTTTGCATACTCCAGTACGAAAGAAAGCATCATATACGAGTTATGCAGGCTTCTTCTTTCAGCACATCTGGATTGGTATATGAGATACTTCGTATGGCTTACAAGATTCTTTATACGCTTGTCATAAATACTTGTTCTTATATACAGGAAAATCATCAATAAAGCACAACAAGCGATGGTTCCGATAAATATTAATTCATTCATTGTTTGTTATTATTTTGGTTATTGTTCGCAAGGCGGTATATCGCCGTTCCTTCGACATTCTTTACATAGTTCTTTCATGGAACACTGAGCGCATTTATCTTGCTCTTTTATTTTCAGTAAATACCTTATTACTAATAACGTTATTACTATAAATAATAAATATGTCATTTCGGTTCTGATTAATGAAGGAATTTATAGCCTGGATGAATCGCTTCAGTTTCTTCCTTTCTTTGTTTCGATGCTTTCGTTCCACTCCTTCTGTGCTTCACTTATTTTCTCCATCACAGAGCCAAACAGCATAGCCGGAATCTCATCTACACACGGATCAATAAAGCTAACCTTGCCATCATCATCTATTCGATAACGAATTAGTAGCTCTTTTCTGTCATCATTTTTCTTTTTCATTCTTCTTCCTCCTCATAAGTTGCATTATCATCGTAAATCACGTCAATAGAATCAAGTTGCGCTTCGGTAACCTTAACCTTGTTTTTATACTGCCAATCTCGTAATCTGTCATGGATTTTTTTGAAATTGCTAAAAGTTATAAACTCGTTAACGTATAAAAAATGAGTACAAAATACGGCTATCGCTAATTTTTCTCTGTTGTTCATCTTTTCTGTGTCGTCCATAATTCAGTTCTCCAATTTATTTTTATCGCCTAATTCAGATAATGCTTGTTCAAACTCTTTGAGTTTCTTAATGGCATAATCTCTACGATAAGTAATTATATCACGAGTTGTATAATTTGTATAGAACCGGTCTATAAGGTTTTGAACAAAAAACCTTTCAGGTTCTTCGCAATGATTCAATAGAATTACATAATTCGTGTTTCGTGGGTGGAAACATAGAAATCTATAATAATTCACTTTGCCGCAAGAACATTCAATTAAGCGTTCATCTATCTTTAATTTCTTAACATCTTCAGTATTTAATATTGGTTTCATGATTTAGTCCTCCATATTAGGTAATAAGTCTTCGATGTATGCCCAGCGAACTTTTGCACAACGATCATGAAAAACAAATTCATTCATTTCGTACCATTGCGTTAAATGATAGTATGGGACATAACCGTTCTTGTATGTGATTTCTAACAAGCATTGCTTTCCATCTTGCGGTTTTTCTTTATTTATGTCGTGCCACACGCTGTTGATGCGCCATTCTGCGCCAGCTATAAAGGCTTTCTCATCATCATACATATCTTTAGGGTGATATGTCAATTCTTCTTCATAATTGATTGCTGCTTTTTCAATATCTTCTCTTTTCATAATTTTATACTTTAATCTAACACTCCAATAAAATCATCGGGAGTTATATATCCTGCTGATTCCATACGGTCTATAATCTCATTCGCATTCATTTCTGAACCGTTCCATTCAAGTATGATTTCATTTCCTGAAGCCATGCTCAAATTAGGCTCATTATCATCTCTAAATCCTGAGAAAGCAAGATGTTTCCAAATGTATTGCAGTGCAAGGTCTGCCTCATTTTGTTTGTCTTCTGCTTTCTTTATGGCATTTCTTAATCTTTTATTCATTATTATCCCCTTTCTTCAATTCAGCAATGAGTGCATCAGCACCGCCAACACTCCATTGCGCTAATATTTCAGCAGTTGCATACTGATTATGTGAACTGGCTGAAATACTTTTCATTAGTTCTTTTGCAATCTCATATCTGCGCTGTTCCCAGTCAATGTTGTTCACATTTTCAGTTGTATCTTCAATTATTTCGATGTCATGTAGAGCATATAGTCTATTCATATTTGTTGCATCTCCATACATACCCCATTTAGTCATTTTGACATCTACAATTTCTCCGGTTGCTCTAATTTTTGCTTTCATTTTTGATTACTGTTAATGTTTTGTTTTCGTCATTTGTTGTTTTGTGGTTTAAACACGTAATCAGCCCAAATCTCAATAAACTGTTCGCCAGCGTATTTCGCAAGTTCGCTTGACTTGAAGGCAAGACGCGACCCGATATACGCATACGCATACGAAGCATCGTCGCTCGCACCCGCAGACGCAACTCCGCCATACGCATACGCATTGCTAATCGAGCGATACACCAAACGGCTTTTCTGTTCTTCGTCCATTTCGTCTATTCCTTTTTGAGTGTATAGCACGAACCAAGGAAAATATCGCCATTCATCCTCTGTAAATTGTGGTTCCCATCCCTCATTAAGGGCTGCTGCGATGATGCGTAGTTTGAGGTATGCGTCTACGTCAGGTTGATTATACTCACCGTAATTCTTCCAAAGGTTATATGCTCGTACAAATGGATGCTCTATACCCAATTCGTTACAAGCATCCCCGAATGTTTTGATGCGTTCAGTTATATCTTTTGGCTTGAATATTTCTTCACCGAACAAAGATTCAAGAGTGTTTTTACAATCATTACTTGATTCTTTATATGCTTTAATTAAAGCGTCTGTATTTATTTGAATTAATTCTTTTTTCATTATCTATTAGGTTTTTCATTGTTTCTTAACCATCTATAAATTACCACTCTTGCCTTATCATATCGAAACCAATTCCATTTCCGTTTCGGGAGATAAGCATATATCTTCTTGGCTATTCTCAGATTCATTTGTGTTTTTATTTATCTTCACTGAAACATGGGGTCGCATTCATCATGCCGACAAAATCTTCAACGTCCAAATAGTCGATACCAAAATTTTCTGCGGTCTTTTTGTCGGAATCAGAGAATTGTCCGGTCTTTCCACTGGCATCACCAATCATAAGGGCATTATCCTTATCAAAGTTGAACTTGTCCATATATTTATCAAAAAAAGATTCAAGCATCCCGGTATTCGGCTTTCTGTATTTGTCAGTTTTATTATTTGATATGCACTGCTTAGCACGAACAACACCACCTATATTGCAATATTCTTTCACGACCCTTAAAATGTAAAGGCATTTACAGCTGATGGAAAACTCATCAACAAATCCTTTCTCTACACCACCTTGGTTGCTTACAATAAATACACAATCCGGTGCAAGTTTTTTAATTGCATCAAGCACATCAAACTTAATCTTCATATCCCAAATCCCTTCAGGAAAGGTTTTTCCACTGGCTGTTTCAATCAATGTTCCGTCAAGATCAGCAAACAACACTTTGTATTTTTTCATAATTTATCCTCCAGATTTTAATTATACTTTATTTCTATTGAATTATCGGCTTTTGGTTGTACGAGAATAACGCCTTTATCCGATGTTATTCTTAGTATTCCTTTATCATTCATTCTAATCATGTAGTTACCCATGATATAGGTTTTGTTTTTCTCCAATTCGTTCATTGTTCGTATCCCGTTGGCGTATCGTGCACTATTGCAAAAATCAATAAGAATAGACCGAATAAATGATTTTCATAAAACTTTTTTATTAAATCCATACAATTCTGATACGCTTTCTCGAAATTCTCCTTGTTTGTTAAATGTTCCTCAATTTCAAAATCTTCTATTAATTCATAGTTGCTCAACTGTATTTTTGCAAAGGGAGTATTCATATCATAAATGACCGTTACGGATGTGTAATGTATAACGTCCCAACATTCCCCTGCACTTACACGATCAATACTGACAATCTTTTTGTATATATTAGGGGCTTTATAAAGATATTTCCCTACCAAATTTTTATACTTGGCTATCTTAGATTCGCTGTCCAGTTCTTTCTTATATTTCATAATTATATCATTTTAATAGCTTCTAAAATGCCTGCCTGAACAGCTTCCTCAAAAGAAAAATATTTATTGCCGGAAAACTGCATACATCTCCCCGTTTTAATATCAACAATCATATAAAACCATTTGTCAGTAATAAAGTTATAATCAACGTTTATATGTACGCTCTTCTGTTCTCGCAGCCATTTTTGTGCCACATAAAGAGTAGGTTTTGGGAAATATACATATTCATCGCCAACCTTGTCGTTTTTAATCTCTGCCATCGCTTTTCTGTACTATGTTCACATGGACAATCGAAACCCTTTAGTTTCAGCAATACGGCTGTCTTTAATGTTACAAAATCTTCTTGGTTCATTTGGTTTCATTTAATTGTTCCATAAATTTTTTCTTTCGATAACACATATAATCGTCTGCCATTTTTGCATCTATACATTGTGTACAATATGTAACAGGCATCGGACAATCTTCACAAAATCCATCCAGACACAGACCGTCCGATGATCTATATCTTATACAAGACCGACAGAATGCTTTAAGGGCTTTGTTTTTCATATCTTTTTCAGTTACTTCCATCGTACTGGTAATGTCTTTTGTATCATGTTTATTCGTTTCCGTTACAAGACGTATAGCTTGTCTTATATCAGATATTTTCAGACGTTTGATAGTATTTCCAGTCTTAATCAGCAAATAATTTTCGTCTTTTGATATGCTGTCTATGTTTATGTCACATAGAAAGGTTTGGTTTGGACTTATGTGGAAAGTCAGCCCTTGATTCTCTTTATCATTCATATACAATTTGTTTTGGTTTATTCATACATAATTTACAAGCACTTGTGTATGTATGGTAAGTTTTATCTTTTCGTTTTATTGTTCTCGGATAAAATCTGTGAAGTGGCAAATACCGACCACACTGGGAACACAATTTTTTAGTATATACTTCATTTTCAGTCTGGTATTTGTTACTAATACGCTTCCTTATCAGCTGGCAAGTTTTACATTCACTATCTGTGTTCCGATATTTCCTGCAATGAGCCAGAGACTTTTTATTGCATTTGGCAAAACGAATACAATCTATTCGGGGGACGGTCTGATATATGTTCATTGGTTCCGTTCTATTTCCAATATTTTCCTGTCACAGATAATCTGGCGGTCGGTTATTTTTGAAATCAATTTGATTCCTTCCAATGTCCGGCATCTTGACAAGGCTACATAAACCTGCCCGTGCGCAAACGCTCTTCCGGCATCAACGATTACCTTGTCAAAAGCCAAGCCCTGGGATTTGTGAATCGTGATAGCCCAAGCGAGTTTCAGAGGGTATTGGGTACAAGAACCGATTTCTTTCGCTACAATCTTTCCTTCAGCATCACACTCGTACTTGACATTCTTCCAAGTATATTTGGTAACGATAATCTTCTCTCCCTTATCGGTTCTGACTGCGACATAGTTGAATAGATCATCGTTTATGATTTCCTCTACAACCCCAAGCATACCATTGTAAAACTTTCGTTGCTCCATCGGGGCTTGGTCATTGGCACAGAACATGACTTGTGCACCGACCTTCAGGTTCAATTGAAGTTCACACGGGGCTGCGTTCTCTGGAAAATCACCGGACAGTATTGCGTCATATCGGTAAATTTCTCCTTCCAGCCTTGCTAAACTATCCATGTTTATGTTTTGGGCTGACTTATTGGTAGCACAAAGCGTTATATATCCGCTCTCTTTGTTTCCTATATATCTCTTATCATAAAGTTCAAGTAATTTCTTTCTGCTTTCCGCTGAAAGGTTTCCGTTACGAACTTCATTAAGCAAGTGGAGAAATTCTTCGTCAGACTGGCGAAACACATGGCTGAGATTTATAGTCTTGAATCCGGCTGTTTTTAACGCTTTCGAGCAAAAGAAATAAGGAGAATCATAATATTTCTCAACAAGCCCCCATTCTTCTTTTATTGTGACAGGGGGAAGCTGATAAAGGTCTCCTATCAAAAGAAGCTGAACACCTCCGAACGGCTCTTTGGTATTCCTGTAGAAACAAAGCGCATCGTTTACCGCATCAAGAAGATCCGCACGAACCATTGAGATCTCGTCTATCACCAGTAATTCTAATTTCTGGATAGTTTCTATTTGCTTGTCATTTAATTTGTATGAGCCTAATACATGGAGGGTTTTGCCTCTGACGAAAGCCGGTTTGTAAGGTGAGAAGGGCAATTTCAAGAGAGAATGCAGGGTTACACCTCCGGCATTTATCGCTGCAACTCCGGTCGGGGCTGCGATTATTGTATTCTTCTTGCAGACACCCAGTATATATCTGAGCAAGGTGGTCTTACCGGTTCCTGCCCGGCCTGTCAGATACACATTGGTGTTCGTGTTTAAAACTAAATCAATAGCTTCCTTCATTTCGCTATTGATTATGAATGTGGGTTTTGGTTGGTTTGCCATATTCTTAAATTATTTCATTTATTAAAAGATTCTGGTAGTGAGTCAAATAATTCTGGAACCTGATACATTTGATTTCTTCGGTTTTCTTGGGACAGTAATCCACATGCTCACAACTGAGACAAAGACTCTTTAATGCTGCGGCCATAAACTTTTTCTGTGTAGGTATCAGTTCTTTTTGTACCAATGCTTTGATATAAGCAGGATTTGGTTCTATCATAAGTCCTATATCGCCACCGGATATTTTCTTTCCCATTAAAAATCTATCGAAGTGTACACATCGTCTATCTGTTCCTTGCTTAAACCTATATACCGTCTTGTAATCGCAATACTGGAATGATTGAACATTTTACTGAGCAATACAAGAGCCGCTTCGCTTTGCCCTTCCTTCTCATATACCCATCTTCCGAATGTTTTCCTGAGAGTGTGAGTGGAGATCCGGCTGATCGGAAGAGAGTATTCTTCCTTCAGTGTCTTCAATACCCGGTTGATTTGCCGGTCAGTATATGCGGTAGATTTTTTGGGGTGCTTGATGATAGGCAGCTCCAAGTCCGGAGAACCAAGCAATTTGTATAATTCGGCAATTCGTTTCTTGTTTGTCTCGCCTATTCTGATAAGGCGTGTCTTGCCCGTTTTCTTTTCCGTAATACAGATTTCGTCCTTACAAAGAATGTCTATCCACTTCAAAGATAATACGTCCGATACACGCAAAGCCGTACAGAACGATACTCTGCAATATAATTCGATCCAGTATTTCTTGTCAGTGGACAGACATTCCAATAGTCTCTTAAAATCTTCTATCTGAAGAGGCTCTGATTCTACTATTTCTCCTTTTATTTTTCCCATAATTAGTGATTTTGTCTTTTTACGAGAGCAAAGATATACATTACAGGAATATCATCAAAGAAAAATCAATAAATATTTTTTCTATTAACTATTTTAACCTATCATGTTAATATATAGTTAGTTAAAAATAAACTAAAGCAAATGCTTACCTCTAAATAACTCGATCGTATCAATCGCCATTCCCAACTCTTTAGCCTTTTGCATCTTGGAGCTATTAGAAGAAAGATCTGCGACTATAAGATTTGTGGTTTTCCGGCTCACACCGCTTACAATTTCTCCCCCTTCTTGAATAATTGTATCTTCTAGTTCCTTGTCTCGGATTCCGGTAAAACAAACCTTCAATCCGGCACATTTTCCGTTGGATTTTATCTCTTTCTTTTCAGAAGGACGAAGTTCAAGCCCGTTTGTCTCCAGAAATTTATAGAAAGGTTTAATTCCGTCACAGAAAGAGCGGTATGTCTTGGAATCTCCCGGAGAGGACATGGGGATGTATTTCTTTTGATAGAAAAGATCAATAAAGCCGCCCATTTCACTTAGGATTTTTCTTGCCTTTATCAGTCCGATCCCCTCAAAACAATCGCTGGCGTGCATCAAGGTTGCAGCATCCGTCTCTTCCAGTGCTTTCTTGTTGTTCTGGAGGATGATATTTATCGTACTGTCTCCAAAGCCGTCTATTGCAAGGATTTCTTTCGGAGTGATATTCAAAATCTTCTTTATCGAATCGAATCCGGCTTCAAACAGTTTGACGTAGCTTTCCTCTCCCATATTCTCGGCTCCTAAGACGGTAAAGAAATGGATGATTTTCGCCAGTTTTCTTCCCGGACAGTCGGGATTGGTACAGCATAGTTCTACCATTGTACCATTCCATGCCGTAGGTGCACCACACGAAGGGCATATTGAAAGCTTGCTCCACATTGCCGTTTGTTCTTCAGAGGCAGCAGGTTTGATGGTGGAAAGGATTTTCGGAATCACACCGCCTGAGCGTGTAACCAGAATTTCCGCTCCTTTGGCCAATTGCTTTGTCTTAATGAAAGCGGCATTGTATCCGGTCGGGTTCTCCATTTCACAATCTCCGGTATCCACTGTTTCAATATTTACGACAGGTTTCAATGCCCCAGCCTTGCTGACTTTCCAAGTGATAGATTTGACGGTTGTGTGAAAAGCGGATGTAAAATCCGGATGCTTATAAGCGATTGCGTATAACGGATTTCCAGTTGTCTCATGTCGCCCTACCTTATCCCAGATGGCAAGATCGTTAATATAGATTACAACACCGTCTATCGGATAACCATTCGACCATGCGGAAAATAAATCTTTCAGTGACTCTTCTGTCAATTCTTCCACCTTGCACTTATGGAACAAAGGTTGTTGTTTGTAAGCTTCGCAAAGTTCCTTTATCACCTGCTCATAGGTTATATATGAGACAAGATCGGACTGACCTATTCCATAACGATACAAGGAAGCGTGCTGGATAAGGCTGTTCGGTTCATCCGCATTCAACATTCCGGCTGCGGTATTACGAGGCGACTTGAACTTTTCTCCGGTACTGGGAGAGAATTTGTCTTTGAAGAACTTGTCCCAGTTTTCATTTGATATTATAAATTCACCAAAAGTAAAACGGTAATGGGCATCCTTCGTTATGTTTGCGGCCATTATATGTTTTGAACAATCCTGCCCCTCATTTTCAGCACCGCCACGAGAATAAGCCATGCCGGTTAGTTCGTTTACAAGCAATGACAAGCCATCGAACTTAGGCATACAGATTACTTCTGTTCTTCCTGTAAGTCCGAGAGATTTGCACCATTTGATTACTTCACCAAGGCTTTTGGCCTTGTTCAGTGATTTCATGGGAATAGGCAAAGAGACCTTTCTGCCGGTAGAAACGCTGGCAGGTTCTATGTGCTTGAACCAGTCGCTATCAGGATCGAGTTTTCTTAATTGTTCAATTTCCGCATCGTACTCAGCATCGGAGATTTCCGGCGTTCCTTTACGATACAATTCGTTATGGCGTTTGATATTGTCTAATAACGTCTCTTTGGTTTTGATTGTATATTGTTCTTTCATGTTATAACAGGTGTTTTTGACGTTGTGATAAATTACGTTGATGCTCGGCACGTTTTGCGGATTTGCCCCATGACTCCATTAAATCTTCATAAGTGTTTTCAAAAAGTTTACAAGCCAAATCATATAAATCAGGCAGCTTGTTCATTTCTTTTTCGATATAATCCATTGCACTGCCTTTATATAGGGCGTTATTCATACGTGTGAACACATTAACATGAAACTTATAGTTGAACTCGCTATACAGTAAACGGTAGCCTTTACCTATATCTCCGGCACTGCCCTTACGGACAATCTGGGTGATACGCTGTCTCATGTCGGCAAGAGGAATTTCTGAAACAAGTCCTTCGATAACCTGTTCTTGATGAGTGTTTGCTTCTAAAAGTAGTTTATTGGCTTCTTCTGCTTCTATTCTTTTTTGTCTTTCTTCTTTTATTTGTTGAAAGGCTCGTATAGCAAAGTCTGGATCAGACAATAAATTTTCAATGGTTGCATCTGTAGCGGTCATACCATATTTCAATAACTCCTTTATTCTATCATTGCACCAGATTGCAAATTGAGGACTGAGCCAGCGAGCAAATTCTATTGCAACATCTTCATGGAACCAATTACCACGTTTTAAAACATCATTCCCACCTTTCACACTTATAACTAATTGATTATAAGCCAAACTCCGATTTTCGGATAACGCTTTGATATATTCTTTAGTAGATGGTAATTCTAACCATTTCCAAGGAAACTTACCAAACGGTTTAGCCATTTCAGTGGCATTAATCATTACATTGTCTCCTGAACAAAATGTGACAGGACATCCATTATACTCAAATACCTTGTTTAAATTTTGAATATTGTTCATATCGTTTTTTAATAAGATTTTGGTAGGTACTGATTACTGTACCTAAGATTAATTTGAAACTGACTTAAATATCATATTATTTAAATTTATAGTGGGGAATATTCCCCACTATAACCCATCATTTTACCCCCGAATGCCCGAAACCTCCAGTTCCACGCTCTGTATCATCCAGCGTTTCTACCGGTTCCCATTCTGCCTGTTCATAGTGAGCAATTACCATCTGGGCGATACGCTCTCCATCATTGATTGTAAAATCCTCAGACGAAAGGTTAATCAAAATAACGCCAATTTCACCTCGAAAATCTGCATCCACAACCCCTGGCGCATTACATACGGTTATTCCTTTTTTCAATGCCAAGCCGCTACGAGGACATATTTTAGCTACATATCCTTCTGGAAGCGCAATATGTAGTCCCGTAGGAACAAGACAACGTTCCAGTGGCTTCAATACTATCGGCTGTTCAATATTTGCACGGATGTCCATTCCGGCTGAACTTGCAGTTGCATATTTTGGCAACTCATGTTTTGATTTGTTTACGATTTCTACTTTCATTACTTTAAGGTTTTGATTTTATTTATTCTTGCTTCTCTATTATGAGCCATTTTTCTTACTGAGTGATATTTTCGGGTTACGCCGCATAACTGGTCATAATCGGACAGCTTCAGGTTTCCTATATCACTCATTTCTATTTCCACATGGGGAGATACGTGCCTGAAGTAAAAACCACCCGTGGAAATAAACCTGCCTGTACATGCGAAGGAGATAGCCTGTAAATTTCCTCCAGTTAATTCATAAGCACTTCTGACCGAACGGGTAATCGCTATCAGAACTTGTGCTGCATTGAAAACTAATACTTGTTTTGGTTCTTTTAAAAATCCGTTACTTTCTTTTTCCATTTAATAAATCTTGTAATTGTTCAGAACTAAATCTATTTTGTGCTTGGGATAAGATGGCCGAATCGGAAATGACAAAACCGTTTGAAAACAATTCTTCAATCCTTTCCAGCATGTACATTCCAAAATCCGTATCGACATAGGCAATCAGGAGAAGTTCAAGGGGTTCCATAATCAGTACGTGCCCGGTATTGGTCTCGTTGATGATTATGTCTTCTCTCGGCACATCGTAAGCTGCAACGGCTGCATTTATCCATGAAAGAAAGTTCATCTGGAACAAACTTATATGGTTTGTCCCAGTCTTGCCTTTCTTTTCCAAAAAATGCGTCATATCCGCATAACGATTCCCTTCTTGATCTGCGCCTGTCAGAAGATCCGGAAATTCCGCATACTTGATCTCCTTGCACACAATCACTTTACTTTTCATAATAGCCCGGCATTTTCGGATTTAAACAAATTGTTTTTGTGCATTTCTTCAGTTACCAAGACAGAAGAAGCCTTGTCAAACTTCACATCACGAATCGCCCAGTCACGGGTTTCAACTTTCGTCAAATACTTGGAGACAAAATCGTAGGCTTCTTTCGGAGAGGAAGCGGCAACGTAGATGTTTTCTTTCTTGGATTTTTCCTTGCCGTTATCGCTGATCTCCGTGTATTTGACGCTCACTGCAAACAAGGCCGCTTCATCCTCTTCTTCCGAAAAGAAATACAACACATAATTTTCCTTATACTCCTTGTCTGTGGAGAAGATGTCTGTAAAGAGTAGTTCGGGGATTTTTGCCTTCACGATCTCATATTTGACGGAATCATTATATTGCTTCATTTCTTCCATCATTTCAAACGCCAGAGCTTCTGCGTCCGTGTAATTTACCGCAATGACCAAATCGTCTTCTTTCTTGGTTGCTAACTTTCCGTCACTGTCCTCGCCCATATACTCGAAGCGGAGTCTGTAAAATTCAATACCTGTATTCATAGTCGGTATACTTTAATTGGTTAAATAAATATGTTTTGGTTTTTAATTACGCCGCAAAGATATGTCTTTATATAATACAATCATAATATTTCATATATTTTATTTTGTATTTTTACTTATATATTTGATATATTGCTATTTAAACATACATATAAAAGATATAATAAACAAATAATATCATATACCCAAAAATTCAACATATCTTTATATAAAGAGAAGATAATCGATATGTTATAATTTTCAATAACAATCATTATCATCATAATACAGGTTTACATATCCCTAAACAACAGATTGTCCGCTCCACACCTATTCTTTTTAAAACATAACTTATGGATAGTAAAAATATAGAAGGAGCGTTTAATAATCAGCTACTTGACAGTATTTTCAGAACAAGCAAAAAGACGATACAGGAATATGTCTGGGAAATCGAGAGAAACAACAGATATAAATCCACACGTTCAAACGTAGAACTGGGGACAATCTTGGACGACAGGTCACGGCTCATCGATTTGTATGAGGCAAGCTTGCAGCAGGACGCACATATACGATCGGTCATAGAGACCCTGGAAAGTCAGATTCTCGGTGATCGTTATATGCTTGCGAAGATTAACGAAAAAGGCAAGTATGTCAAAGATGTGGAAGAAACACAAAAGATACAGGGTTCCCAGTTTGACAAGATGATCAAGGGAATTGTGGAATCCAAACTGTACGGATATACATTGTTGGAGATTCTGCCTGATATAAATCCGCTTACGGGAAAACTCAGCCATATTAATATTGTTGAGCGAAGAAACGTGCTGCCGGATCAGAAGGTGGTACTAAGAAGACAGGGTATATGGCTTCCCAACTGGGATGTCACATCTCCTGCCTACAAGAACAATTATGTGCTTATTTCATCCGGGGATCTCGGTCTGTTTTCCGCTACCACACCTCTTATTCTGGCTAAGAAATTTACGATGGCCAACTACGTCAATTTCTCGCATACATACGGCCAGCCCATCATTCATGGGAAAACTGTGTCGGAAAACAATGCGGACAGAAAACGTCTGGCAAATGACATTGCCAATGCTGCACAAAACAAGGTTATCGTGACCGGACTGGAAGACGAAGTGGACATCAAGACCTTTACAATGTCGAACTCGGAGAAAATCTACACAGGGCTGATAGAACTGGTAAACAGCGAGGTTTCCAATCTGATTTTGGGATCGGAATCTATGGCCGGAGGTATGCAGTCTTATGTCGGTTCCACAAAGGCGCATCAGGACATATTTCGTGACCGTATAGAAGTGTATCGCAGGTACATTGAAAATATAATGAACGAAGAGATTGTTCCCCGTCTTGTTATAATGGGATATATCAAACCCGGTCTGGTGTTCAAATATTCAAACCGTATCGAAATGAACAATGAAGACCGTATCAAGCTGTATGGTCTTCTGACGGATAAGTACGAGATTACGGGTGATGAGATCGAGAAAGAATTTGGTATCAATGTCGGAAAACAACTCAATGTAATGACCGGAGCAATCGGAACATCCGGTGCTATCGGAGATGGAAGTAATGACCGGCATATCATGTCGGACGAGGAATATTATCGCAGATATGGTCGGTCAAGAGGACAAGCTTCCAAAGTCACAAATTTTATTCGGGGAATGAAGTAGGCGGCACGGCTTCATTCCCGGATGTGGTTGCCGAACGTTACGAAATACCCAAAGAAGAACCGATTAGTCGTGAAAAGGAAGAGTTTCTATTGATTCTGGAAGAGTTCAGGAAATTCGTTTATCGGGCAGAAAACAGTGCCGAGGCGTGGGAAGTGTTTGAGGATATTGTCGCTCTCAGGGCTTCTTTTCTGATTGATCGTGTACTGACCGGACTCAGGATGGATTTCGATAAGGCTTTTGATCTGTTGAAGAATTTCAATTCCTCTCTTACGGAAAGAGAAAGGCAAGAACGGGATATTTTGGTAGCCGCAATCGAAAATCTGGTTGATTTTGCGGTTGCGGAAGAGTTTCAGATGATAAACGAACTGCCGGAAGAATTGGACATAGAGGATATGGAAGAATACGAAGAGGTTTGTGAGAAATACAATTTCCAGTATGCTTCTGTGGAAAACGAAGACGTGTTGTATTCTGCTTCTATGGCATACTGGTGGATAGGTGTTGCCTCCAACTCGATCGTTACCTATATGACACAAGGGGACGAAAGAGTCCGGGCTTCACATTTGGCATTGGAAGGCATATCTTTTCCGAAAAACGAGTTTCCGGTAGATTTGATCCCCCCTATCGACTATGCGTGCCGATGCTATCTGCTTTCAGATGGAACAAGCAGTGAATCGTTTGTTACGGCTTCTCTTGACAGAAAAAAAATCAAAAAATACAAGGAGCTGGTCAATCCGGTATTCGCTGAAAGTTTGGCTGCCGGTGGAAAAATCTTCAGTGATGCACATCCTTATTTCAAGATACCGAAAGACAGGGTTTCCAAATTACAGGAGATTACTGAAAAAATTAAATCTAAATTTATATCGTAATTATGGCTGGCACTAAGATTACTTTAGAACAGATGATAGAAAAATGTAAAGATTTTGTCCCTTGGAAGTTTTCACATGATTTATTGGAATTTACCACATTGGCTGGACAATACAGTAAGAATGTTTTTCAAAAATCTTTTGATAATCAAAGTTTTAATGGAAGCAAATGGAAACCAAGAGAATCAAGATGGGGTAAAAAATTTACACATCCTATTTTATACGATACAGGGATATTGCAAAGTTCTATTCGCTATGTTCCACAAAAACCACCATTAACGAATTATGAGGTTGAATCATACGTTCATGAACTTGGCAAATCTAAAAGAAGAACAAACGGAACACACACATACAAACAATATGTTGCTGAATATTATATCAAAACAAATGAAAATTCCCAAGCTATTCATGGGAAAAGAGGAGTCAATCGCAAAGCTGTAGGTTACGCCGCTATACATAATACAGATCCAAGAGTGTCCCCATATACTGTAAACCAACACTCCACACGAAAACCCGTACAAAGACAATTTATCGGTTTTAGTCAGGAGATAGATGATTATATAAACAATGATTTAATTAAGAATGTGTTATTTAAGAGGTTTCCTACATGATAAGAGATAAAATACCACAAATAAAAAATCAAGCTGAAAATACTAAGGACGAGGAAGTCACTCTTCCGGAATCCACGCCTAAGAATCCGCTTGATGAAATCTACCAAGCGATAAAAAGAACTATTCTTAAAATCAAGGAGGATGAAGAAGATCCGAAAAGCCCGTCTCTATTTAAAACGGTCAAAATTGACAACGGGCAGTTCGAGAGGATTATCAGAAGTGAAAATTTGGAAATGGAAATTGCTTTTCCGGCTGTATTCATACATTTTACCAATGTCCGGTATCTGGTACAGCAGCAACGTATCGGGGAAGGTCGGGCGACCATGCGTGTCAGGTTTATCCTGAATACTTTAAACAATCAGGATGAAGACAAAGAGTGTTATCCCTTCTATGTCTTCCAGAGAATAAACATGGAGATTCAGGATGCCAAGGACACCGAACCGGCCTTAAACGAAAGGTGCAATCTGGTTTATTACGATATGCCGACTACTACCAATATGTTGCAGGCATACTGGATCGATTACGAAGTGTGGTTCAGAGAGGATTCTGCATGGAAATATCGAAAATGGCTGAAAAAGTATCTCGTTATGCCTCCGTTCACCAATCACGATGATGCGCCGGAACATAACGAGAACCAACACGATAACCATACATCGCCTACATATAATGAAGTGACCGGTATTGTTATGACCGATGGCTCCGATCCGGAACCTGAAGAAGACCAGATATACAATTCTTTATTGACAGAGGATGAGAACGCTTTGATGTGGTCGGACGGACAATATATCTCACTGACAGACAAAGTGCAGGAATAAGAAAAACATATATTATTTCATTTATCTATTTGTATTAAAACACTATGGACATCAATAATTTAAAAAACATTGTTGGAGAAGCCAAACAGGGCGAGGTGGCTGTTATCAAATTCTTCGGCAGAGTAACCGAAGAGACCACCAGTCAATTCAATTCCGAATTTGAATTTCTGGAAAATTGCGTCAGACCTTCTCTTATCAGGATATTGATTAATTCCGAGGGAGGCTCTGTCTTGCATGGCATGACTACCTACTCGACCATTTCCAATTCCAAAATACCGACAGAATGTATAATTGAGGGGATCGCCGCCAGCATGGGTTCGGTTATCTGGGCGGCAGGTGACAGGTCTTTAATGAGGGATTATTCCATTCTTATGATTCACAACCCCTTCATGCCTGGAGCCGGGGAAGAACAGTCGGATATGGTAAAGGCTTTTACCGGACAGATCGAAACCATCTACCGCAAGCGTTTCGGACTCACGAAAGAACATGTCAAGGCGATTATGAACGGGGAAGCGGACAAGGACGGGACGTTCTTTGATGCAAAAGCGGCAGTCAAGGCCGGAATCATTTCTGCCGATTGCGTGCTTAAAACATCCAAACAGGTTTGCGACAAGGTAAGGAATGGAATAAACGGCATCGAGAACAATGCTGCCATGATTCAGGATATGATGTGTAAGATCAATTCGGAGATAGATGAAAATAAACTATCCGAAAACGAATCTTCTAATCTTAATCAAAAAGACAACAATCAATTTCTTAACAAAAAAGCAGAAAATATTATGAACGAAGGAAAAACTATCGGATTCGAGATCGGAGCGGTAGCGGCTTCGCTTGGCATGACCGGCACTTTCGAGGTTAAAGACGTTATGGCTCGTATCTCTGATCTGTTGGCGGTTGAAGCAAAGCTTACCACAACCCAAAAGGATCTGGAAGATGCGAAGACCGTTATCGCAGGTAAAGAGGCTACCATCCAGAACATGCAAAAGGATTTGGATAGTGTCAACGCCAAACTGAGCGTATACGAAAAGAAGGAGGCTGACGAGAAAAAAGCCAAAATTGAGACTATGGTTCAGAATGCCATTAACGAAGGCAAGATTGAAAACGGGGCCAAGGAACAATGGGTTCAGATGGCGACCGCAAACTTTGATCTGGCTGAAAAGACATTGGCTTCGATTCCGGCTCGTGAAACCATCACAAAGGAAATCGCAGACGATCCGGCCAACATTGATGCAGCTAAGGAAGCCGCTAAAACTGCGGAAGAAAAAATGGCTGAGAAAGTCAAGGCTGTTGTCGGTGCGGATTTCAAGTTTAAAACACTTTCCTAAAAAACTAAAACCAAAACTTAACGAACAATGGCAAGTACAGTAAATTTTGCTCAAAATGGTTACGCAGGTGAAGTTCTTGAAGACTTGCTAACCTATACCGCACAGGGTAACGACACATATAAGGAAGGGCTGATTCACATCAAGAGCGGAATCCAGCATAAATATACGCTTCCGGCTATCAAACTCGGCGACATCATTCAGGATAACGTGCCGACCCCGACAAGCACTCAGGGAGGCAGCAACGATGAGTTCAACAAATACACGCTGACCGAACGCTATCTGGAACCGGCAGATTTCATGGTTTATCTGGAATTTAACCCACGTGACTATGAAAAATACTGGAAGTTCGCACAACCCGAAGGTAATCTGGTATTCCGTGAACTTGATCCGAAGATTCAGGCGACAATGCTTCGTCTGTTGATGGACAAGAAGAACGAATACATTGGCAATGCAATCTGGACAAGCGCAAAAGGTGGTAATGCAAGCGCAAAAGTAACAGAACCTTCCGGATGCACAAAGATCGGAGATGGCAAGGAAAAATACTTCGATGGCGTTATCAAACGCATTATCGACAATGTAAACGCACAGGACGCTGAAACAAAAGCAGGTGGTCAGTGCATTTTGGCTGGCAGCACCGAATTGACGGATGGTGCGGCTGTCGAAAAAGCGATGTATGCGATGTGGAAGAAATGTCCGAAACAGATTCGCAAAAACTCCAATCTGGTTTATGTCATGGGTTGGGACGCTTGGGATGCTTACGACCAGTATCTTTCTGACAAGCAGGTGAAGTATTCTGAAAACACAGAAGTGAACAAGTATCGCTTCAAAGGCAAGAGAATCATTCCTATTGTCGGGGTTCCGGAACACACAATCGTGCTGGGCAACTTCAGTACCGGTATGGATTCAAATCTCTGGGTAGGCGTTGATTACGCTAACGATACCGAGGTTTTGAAGATCGATCGTTTGCAAGCCAACTCGGAATTGTACTTCTTCCAGATGAGAATGAAGATGGACGTGAATATCGTTCGTCCGGGTGAAATCGTGGTGCATACGGCATATAAGAAAACCGAGTAA